GGCACCGTAGTAACCAGTGGCAACGGTAAACGCTACGAATATAATAATTTAAATATAACTAAAATTGGGTTTTCGGTAACTTAACCCTTGCATATTCAGCAGTTTTAGCCTATAATGCTAAAGATGTTTGCTGCTATTCAAAACAGTGTTTTGCAATTGCTTCCCGCTCGCAGAAGGCAAAGTGCAAACGGCTGGCTCAGCTTTAACGCTCCGTGTTGTCATCATAGAGGACATAAACCGGATAGCCGAGGGCGTGGCGGTATTATAACTAATTCAGATGGATCAATTAGTTACCACTGTTTTAATTGCCAGTTTAAAACAGGTTATAAGCCTGGACAATATCTTGGATACAAGTTTCGTAGACTACTAACTTGGTTAGGAGCAGATGAAAATACCATTAACAGGCTGGTATTAGAAGCAGTTAGATCACGTGAATATGCTGGTATAAGCGAACCTGAACCAGAAACAGTAGCAATAGAATTTCGTGCCAGATCGCTGCCGGACCCGGTTATGTTGGTCGATACTGATACTACAGCCTTGGAGTATTGCCAACAACGTCATATCGACCTTAATAAATATCCTTTGCTAGTTACAAATCGTACAGAACATAATTTGAATCGTAGAGTTATCATACCTTTCACTTGGAATAACCAACTGATCGGATACACAGCAAGAACTTGGGACTTGGCGGTTAGGCCTAAGTACCATAGCCAATATGAATCGAATTACGTATTCAATGTTGATCAACAACCACGAGACGGTGAGTTTGTAATTGTGTGTGAGGGACCCTTTGATGCTATGAGCATCGACGGCGTGGCAGTACTTAGCAACGACTGTTCGGAAATACAAGCAGATATTATCGACACTCTTAACAGAGAAGTTATATTAGTTCCAGATCGTGATCGTGCGGGGCAACAATTGGTTAAACGTGCCTTGGAATTTGGTTGGTCGGTGAGCTTTCCAATTTGGGCCGAGACTTGTAAAGATATAAACGAAGCGGTAGTACGCTATGGTAAATTATTTGTGTTAAAGAGTATTCTATTGGCTCGTGAAACCAGTAGACTAAAAATTGAATTATTAAGGAAGCGTTGGTCAAACTAGGATGAGTAATTACACAGTAGATCTACAACGATTGTTTTTAGAGTTTATGCTCACAGACGCACAGAGTTTTGTGCGGGTGCAGAATATTTATAATCCAGAAAATTTTGATCGGACACTGCGTGAAGCTGCCAAGTTCATACAGGATCATGCAGCCAAACACACAGTGCTGCCTACAGTGGAACAGGTACGTGCTGTTGGTGGTGTTGATCTTAAACTGGTACCAGAACTTGATGCTCGGCATCTAGAATGGTTCATGGATGAATTTGAAGGCTTTACCAAAAAACAAGAACTAGAACGTGCCATTCTTAAAGCTGCGGATCTAATAGAAAAAGGCGAATTTGATCCAGTGGAAAAATTGGTTAAAGATGCTGTACAGATCAGTTTAACCAAAGACCTTGGCACCGATTATTGGGCTGATCCAGTGGACCGACTTAATCGTTATTTTAGTTCAGGCGGTCAAGTCAGCACAGGGTGGCCACAGCTAGACAAGATCATGTATGGTGGTTTTAGTCGAGGTGAACTTAATATCTTTGCTGGTGGCTCGGGGTCAGGCAAGAGCTTGGTCATGATGAACATTGCCTTAAACTGGTTACAGCAAGGATTACATGGTGTTTACATCACACTGGAACTCAGTGAAGAATTAACTAGCCTACGCACAGATGCCATGTTAAATGACATGAGCACCAAAGATATACGCAAAAATATCGACGATACTGCACTAAAGATTCGGGTAGCTAGTAAACGTGCTGGTAATTATCGTATCAAATATATGCCTGCACAAAGTACAGTAAACGATGTGCGTAGCTTTATCAAAGAGTATCAGGTTCAAACTGGTAACCGTGTTGATTTTGTGATGATTGACTACCTGGATTTATTGATGCCTGTATCTGCAAAAGTGTCACCCAATGATTTGTTTGTCAAAGACAAGTATGTTTCAGAAGAACTGCGTAACTTAAGTAAAGAATTGGGTATGCTAATGATTACTGCGTCACAGTTAAATAGATCCGCAGTAGAAGAAGTTGAGTTTGATCATAGCCATATTTCGGGTGGTATCAGTAAGATCAATACCGCAGACAATGTGTTTGGTATCTTTACCAGTAGAGCCATGCGTGAACGTGGCAAGTATCAGATACAGTGCATGAAGTCTCGTAGCAGTACAGGTGTAGGACAAAAGATTGATTTAGACTATAACATGGAAACCATGCGTATCATTGATTCAGGTGCTGAAAATTCTGAATATGTAAGGCCTCAAACTGAAAAGATTTATGACAGAATCAAGCCAAAAAGTACGCTAAATGACACCGCAGATACAGAAACTGAAACTGCTAAAGTCTCAGTAACATCTAACAGTAATAAACTCAAACAAATGTTGGCAGGCTTAAAGAGCACCAACGAAGTTTAATTCACCGCTAAATAATAAACTGGAGGACATTGTGCAACGACGCACCAGAAGTATTTTAGCCGAATTAGACAGCATGGGATTGAGCAGAGATAAAGAAAATTTTGTCGAAACTCGAGCAGCTAATGTTATTCAAGGTGCTATACATTTATTACAGTTTATAAAAGAAAACTATGATTTAGAAACTGCCAGTGAACTCGAGAGAAGATTAATTAACAGTATACGCAGTGGCGATACAGCTAAGTTTACTAGAGGTATTAGGAAAATTAAGGATGACTGATCTACTAAAAATTTACGAAGGCGGTGCAGCCATCCCTGACAGCGTGCCGGTGGCCAAAGATGATGTTAAATCAGTGGTGGCTAAGGCTAAAAGTTTGTTACCACCAAAAATTGCAAAACACATGCAGGCCAACATTGGCAGTGCAGGATTCAAAGTGCAGTCAGGTGATATTGATATCATGGTAGAAGCACAGGACGTAGTAGATTTTTTTGCAACACAAGATAATCGTGATCCAGTGAAAGATGCCAAACAACTATTAAAAAAACATTTTGAACAGCAAGGTATTGTCAGTGTAGTTTCAGGACGTAATGTTCACATTGGTATTCCTTATCAAACCGCGAATGGTCAAAAAGCACTGGCACAAGTTGACGTTATGGTTATCCATGACGCTGCTATAGTAGCGCCTTGGCATCAACACGGTCCTAGAGGTGCCTACGATGATCCTGAATTTAAAGGCAGCCATGTGTTTATACTGTTGAATAGTTTGGCCAAGTACCTTAATTTGAAATTTGATTCTTTTGGTGCCAAATTGATGAACCGTGACACCAATGAAGTGGTTGGTCGTACCAGAAAACAAGTTGCCAAGATCCTAATAGGCCCACGTGCCAAGGAAAGTGATTTAGACAGTGTAAAAAGCATTATGGCAGCACTAGAGCGTGATCCCGACAGTGAAGGTAAATTAGCGCAAGCACGTCAAGATGCTGCCAAAGGTCTATTGCGTTTGCCAGAAACAGCACGCCCAGGTACTGCTGCTTGGTTTAGACAAATTACAGATCGCATGCCATGAAAACCTATATAGATTTTCTAGTTGAAGCCGGGGAAGGACCTAGAATACCGCATCCAGAAGATTCGGTGTTTCAGGGCAGTGCAGAAGCAGTAAAACAACTGCAAAGTTTACAAGGTGTAGTCGCTAATCCCAAGAACATTAGTATTAAATGGGATGGTATGATTGCCCTATACTTTGGAAGAGACAGCGCCGGGCAATTTTTTATTGCCGATAAGTACATGCCGGCCAAAGGTATATATCCAAAAAATCCCAACGAATGGGTTCAGTATGATCAAAGTAGAGGTGCTAATCGTGCTGACCTTTATGCCAAGATTAATGCGATCTGGCCCGGACTCGAAGCTGCTGTTGGGCGTACCACTGGTATCTTCAAAGGCGACCTTATGTTTATAGGTCCCTTACAGCCTATAAATGGGTATTTTGTGTTCAAACCTGTT